CTGCCGGTCAGGCTTTAGCTGAAACCATCCCTATTGTCAGCCAAGTAACCACTCGGCAGTATGACGCTGATTCCTTAGATCGTAAGAAATTCAGTCGGGCAGAGTTTCATATAAAGAGTGGAAGTGAAACCGTAACCGATGGGGATATTACTTTTATATCGGAAGATCCCGATTCAACATCTACAGCCACATCGATCTCTACCCTGATCGGTTCAACCCTACCAGCAGATGAGGATTCATCGCTTCGACTAAGAGTAAATAAACAGGGCTTCGGAATACAGGCAGACTTTAAACCAAGTTCAGGCAGACCATTTTTAAGAGCGGTAAGAGTAGACGCTCAAGTAACCGACCGAAGTACGACATCTATTTCATAAAGAGGAAAAAATCATGGGAGTAATTACAACAGGACAAACTTTCGCAAGCGGAGATCAAGTAACCGCCACCAAACTGAATGATATTGCCAATAGTGCCACATTTACTTCAGCGGCGGCCACTACAGATGATTCGACTCTTACGCTTGGCTCAAGTAAACTAAAAGTGAAAGATGCCGGAATCACAGCGACACAGTTGGCAACGGATTCCGTCATCACTGCCAAGATACAGGATGGTGCGGTGACCTCAGCAAAGCTCGATGCGGCGGCCGTAAGCGTACTTATGCCGACAGGCTCGATTATGCCTTACGCTGGAACATCTGCACCAACAGGATACCTTTTTTGCGATGGTGATGAGTATGATCAGACAGGTACTTACGCTAATTTATTTAGTACAATTCAAAACACTTATAATACAGGAGGTGAAACGGCCAACTACTTTCGAGTTCCTGATTTGCAAGGCCGAGTAATTGCGGGTCGAGATAATATGAGTGGTACTTCCGCCAATCGTTTAATCGGCACAATAAGTGGACTGAATGGAGATAACTTGGGAGCCGCAGGTGGGGAAGAGGGTGTGACTTTAACAGCCGCACAATCGGGCTTGCCTGATCACACTCACACCCACTTGAGGCAAACCAATGGACAGATGTCCGATGGTTCATTTAATGTCCCAAACATTAATGCTAATGCATTAAGCACCTCGGGCGTTACAGGAGGAGCACAAGACGCATCCTCAGCCCATAGTAGTGTGCAACCTACAATCATTTTAAATTATATAATTAAAACCTAGATTCGACATGGATATTTTAGATAAATTATTTAATCGCGAGCCGGAACCAAAGCTTGACCAGTCGGTTCTTAATGCGAAGCCTTCATTAACAGCTTCGGAGAAATATTATTTAAGCGATGGATACTTGCAGGGCATGGACCCCGATGTCTATTTGGCGGCATCCAATCCATCATTTTTTCCACAGGGACCGGAAGGCGAAAAGCTCGCCTATATAAATCCAACGGAGGAAGAAATTCTTAAACGGTCAGGAGCATCCAATCCACAAATGACTCCTGAAGGCGTTCCATCCTTCTCACCTGACGATCCTTTGAAACAGGCCGCCGCTCTACTTAACTCGGCGGCTCCTCAAGGCGAATCACTCGCTTACATCAATTCAGGCGAGGCTGAAATGCTCAAGGATGCTGGTGGAGCAGGGGAACCGGTAAACAGTTCGGGCGTACCTTCTTTCTTCTTACAGAAACTATTTGGCGGTGGAAAAGCACCACCTCCTTTGCCCAAGTTCAGTGCCGGACAATCGGCTCGAGATTATGTAAATGCGATGTCATCCCCTGATATTCAGGGTAAACTTTTATCGACTCGCCAACAGTACGATCCACAGTATCAGGATTTACAGTTAAACCTCGCTCAACGAGCCGCTGATCCGATGGCACAATTAAGCGAAGACTCAGCCATGCGTTCACAGGACTTTGGTGGTCAAATGGCCGAGCGTCAGGCAGGTTCTGACATATCGATGATCAATCGCTTCGGTGCTGACATGAATGAAGCTTATCGTTCAGCCGACCCACTCATGCAAGCTCGTACTCAACAGGCTAACCAGTTGGCTGACCAGGCATTTCAGGAATCGCAGATGACTGACTTATCTCCTGAAATGAGAAGGCGGGCAACTCAATCCGCCCGAGAGGGATTGGTTGCAAGGGGTCGGGGAATGGACAATGCCGGGATTGCGGCTGAAGCGATGAGTCGGGAAGAGGTTTTGCGAAAAATGATTCGAGAGAATCGAAGTGATGCCCAAGGGTTGGGTAGTTATGCGAGTGGTTTAAACCGACAAACCTCAGTCGATCCATTGGCTATGCTAAGAGGTGGACAGAATTACACAGCTCAAGGCTTTGGCGAAAGATCGGCTTTATTCGGCATACCACAGGAGCAGTCAACCAGGATCAATCCGGATGCCGGAGTGAACATCGGAATGCAGGAATATGCGAACCGAGCAAATTATAATGCTAACACCTATGCGGCTAGAGAACAGGCGGCAGGAGGAATGGCTAGTGGATTGTTAAGTGGATTAGGCTCAATAGCAGGTGGATTCTTAGCGGGAAGGAATAATTAATATGGCAATCGGAGATACAGTACAGGCGGGTTTAATGAGGGTAGACTCCTCACCCATACAGGTAGCCGGGGCGGCACAGGCTCGAGCGAATGAGGCATTCGGTAATGCACTTAGACAGGCCGCACAGGAATACTTTATAGGGAAGGAGAAGAAGGAACGGGCGAAGGAAATCGAGGAGGAGTTGATTCGCCAGGGAGCTAATCCTGATTCGGCTAAAGCGGTATCAAAAAATCCATTCCTGCAAAAAGAACGCGCTCGTACAGAAGAAGCCGCACAACGAATGCAAATCGCTAAGATGCAAGTCGCCGCTCAAAGGGCAGAAGGTGGTGCGAATAGAGCACAGAAGGCGGCTGAGATGGAAGCTCAACAAAAGAAAGAACAGATAGCTACAGATTTTAAACAAAAGTTGCTATCGGAAGCAGTAGACCCAGCAGTACAAGCAAACTTTGAGCAGGCACAACCAGGATTATTTTCATTGGGAGGCGATCCGACTCGGAGGAATCAATTTTTAGAGGCTCAAAGGGATCAGCAACCAAAAGTAATTGCTGGCGAACTTGGATCTTCTGATTTCGCGAGGTTTGCTCAAGATAATCAACTCGATCCCGATTTGGCTTATAATAGGTTTGTGAATTTAGAGGCACAAGAGCGAGCTACCGCAAAAGAAAACTTAGGTAAGTTGGGCGATCAATTTGCTTCAAAAGTTGGTTCTTTATCGCCGTATTATTTTAGTGAGTCAGATGCGGCAAATGCAATTAATCAACAAGCTTCCAAATTAAATATTGCTTTAACAAAAGATCAATTGGATTTAGCTTTGAAAAAGCAAAAAGTCATTGATCCGCAAAAGATTAATGAGTTAGCAACGAAGCAGATTAAAGAAAGCAGAATGGATGAAGCTGTGGATATTTTGCAAGCTGGTAAAGACTTGAAAGCATTTTTAGAAGACGGATCACCTCTGTCTGCAAATGTAGCTAAAGAAAAACTAGCTCGTATGATTCAACCACGAGGAATTTTGACAGAAGAGGATTTAAGAAGGGTTGGTGGATCAAAGGGTCTTCGTGATCGAATTGATGCGGCTATAGAGGAAATGCTTACTGGTAAGGCCGATGATAAAACCATGCAATACCTTCGAGATACTGCCGAAATATTTGAAAGAAGTGCATCAGATAAGATTAAATTCGAGCAACCAGAAGTCGTTAGCTTTCTATCAAGATCCTTTGGTATTACTCCCGAAGATACATTGAAATTTACGACTCTTGGCAAATTTCAAAAGTATCTGCCGGCTTTGCCATCTAATCAATCGGAAAATACAAATACTCAAAATCCAAGTGATCCAGCATCAATACAAACAATAGATTTGGACAGTGGTGGAAAATTTACTCCGACAAGATAATGGCTAAGTACGAGATTAGTCACCCCGAGCTACCACAATTGCAAGGGATATTGGAATTGGATGATGGCGTAGAACCATCGGAACAGCATTTTTGGGAAGCCGCCAAGACAGTGGTTCGGCCATATGGTGCATCGCAATTATCAGACAACGCTAAAATCGCCGCATATAAAAATGGATTCTTCGATACACCAAGCACACCTATTCTTGATGTGGAAGATGATCCTGAGACAATTCAAAACGAAGAGCAACCTGGTATGCTTTCAAGTCTTGGAGATATGGTCAGTAAGCTCGGCACAAGAATCCATCCACTGACATCTCCCTACTCAAAAGTATTACAGTTAGACGATGAGCCTGTAGCTTACGATAAAACTGAAAACTTAGAGCAGTTCCGAGTGGCAGGGAAATATCTTTTCGGACTACTTGATAATCAGGAAAGTTTGAGCGATCTGGGTTTTGATCCAATTAGCGAGGCATTGAAGTACACAGGGATGCCTTTTTACGCTAAAAACAAAAATGCCCGTGGTCGGGTAAAAGCCGCCGCTATGGACTATGCCACGGATAATATTGAGGCATCGGCAGGCATGGGAATGGCAAGGGCATTTAAAACTCCTGAGTTTTTACTTGAGGGGGGTGCATACCTTGCAAATAAAATTACACTGGATGAGGAGGATGACGAAGAAATCCTAGATTATGTAAACTCGGCCATCGGGTTTGATAAAGTAAATTCAGAGTATGAAACTGCCGCTGAATTAGCGGCATGGGTAATGGATAATCCTGTCGATGCAATAAAAAGCACAGTCGGAATTGAGCCTGAAAAAATGTCATTCAGTTCACAACTTGAGCAGGATATTCGTACAGGCTACCAAGAACCCAGCGAAGGCGTTGGATTAGCATTTGAGATTGTCGGAGATCCTTTAAATCTCGCAGGTGCTCCTGTAGCCAAGGCCGCAACCTCTCCAATGAGAATTGGGTTAAAGGGCAGAATGCTGAAAACACTTACAGATGTTCAGCAGAAAACAATGGAACTTTCAAAGTATCAAAACATACTTAAAAAGTTGCCGGATGATGCTTTAGTTAAGGGCAGGGTAGTTCAACAGGCTGAAAGAGTAGCAGGCGAATTAGCAGAACAGCAAAAGATTTTACAGAAGTATGGTAGCAACTCGCTACACCTTCGACTTATGGGTAAAGCCTCACCCGAAACTCTCGGCAAGGTCGCAATGGAAACATTCGACCAGTCAACCGATGCCGGAAAGATGGGTATGTCATTAGTTCAGGAGGCAACTAAAGCATCCGATCAGATGAGCAAACTCCGTAGAGTTGCGAACACTGCGGCCAAACTCAATCCTGAGATTGCCGGTGCTACTGTGGGAGGCTTAGTGGCTGGACCTGTCGGAGCAGTTGCAGGTGCTACTATACCGACTGTCATAAAAGTGGCGCGACTTATATCCTTTATGCCTGAAAATGTGGCAACTCGTTATATTATAACAGCCGCACAAAATGCTGGTGAGGAGATAACCGAACAGGCGGCTCGCCAAAGATACAGAAGTTATAGAAACATGGTTGGCACTGCCTTGGGTCTAGGTTCTGCCGCAGGGTTTGCTATTGACTCGGATGCATTAGGTGGCGGAGCAGGTATAGCCGCACTTTCCACTTTACTTGGACCCAAAGCATTATCCCTGTTCGATAACATCGCAAGAGATGCCCGAGTAGTCGGATCAGAACTTACCCTTGCAAGAACAGGCGATCATACACCATTCTTCCGTAGACTTTCTATGCTCCCAACTCCCGATCAAGGACTCGCTGGAGCAACTATGGATAAATTTAATATCCTTATGAAACCTGGTCCTGAAGGATTAGTAAGTAGAGTAGGGGATGCTATTGCTCAAGGAGGTAAGGCATCAGCAAAGGAGGTAAATCCATCGGCACAACCTTTTAGAGTAGGACCAGGTGGAGAGAAGATCGGACAAGCCCCAACCATATCAGGTGCGACTCAGAAGGTTGCTAACTTTTTAGACAAAGCCGGCCCCCTCGGTAGAATAGGATCTCCTGTTGAGTCTATGGGCAGATTTGCCACAGGCATGGCAGTCGGGGCGGCAATACCTTCAAGTATAGGCTTTGTTGCATCAGGAGGGCAGGCAAGTGGTGCTGTAGCTGGTGCAGTCATGTCAGCACCATTCACTGCCCTCGGAACAGGTGCAGGAATGTATCAAAACTATAAGACCAAGGGCGATCTTTACGCCAAGCAGATAGGCGATATTCAATACTATCGTGAGCATTTAACTAAAAACGAAAGAGCAGAATTTGATGCCTTGCCGGCTAATATAAGGGCAAATGTCGCAGGCTACAGTTTATCCCATCCCGATGTTATATTTAAACAGACAAGCGAAGGGGAGGGCGGATTTAATCCTGTAACGATGGAGGTATCCTATAATCCAAATGGCATAGGATATTTAAAGGGTACTATGGCTCATGAGATTACGCACTTCATGGAAGTCCACGGACTTACTCCGATTGTTAATCGAATACTCTTTGGCGATCAAACGACCAAAACACCAGGCGAGTTTGCTTCCTTCGATAAAGATGGGAATATCGTTTATACCGATGAGTTCATGCAACTCCGAGACATCTATATGGATCGTCTCCGAAAGGATACATCACTAGACCCCGATGCTGTTGCTGAATATGAAGCTAATCCGCAAAAGATCGGAAGAGAAATATTTGCCGACCAGGGAGCCGATTTTCTTTTGACCGGCAAACGGGAGAAAGCACTCAACCAGGGACCAATCGGAAAGATAATGCAGGAAACCTTAAAAGGTATCACGGGCGTATCCTTTCTTCGAGACTTCCTATTAAAAATGAATCTCCCGCTCAATGCAGATGGAAAGTTTATCACATCGACAGACCTCTTTAAAGGTAAGCTCCGAAAGATCCCCGAGTTACAGAATGTAATAGAAAAATATTACAAGGATGTTCGAGGATTAAAGAAGGCACAGATTGAAGGTTCAGAATACACTGATCCCTTTACCGGCAAAACCCGCAAAGAAGAAGGCAAGAAACCAATCGATGATGAGTTTGAAACTTTATACTCAGTGGAAGATCAGAAAAACCCCAATGTGGTCGATAAACTAAACACTGGTGGAATATTTAAAAGTAATCCACAAACAGGAGAGATCGAAAAAGATGCACTAGGTAATCCAATTCGTATGACTAAAGGTGAGGCTGATAAAGTTTCACAGGCCGCCGGTGATCATGCCGCAGATGTATTAAAAAGAAATGGCGTAGAAGTCGAAACCAACGATAAAGGTCGGCCATTTGTTAAAGACTTACCAGCACTTAGCGAGGCAGTTATTGATCAACTCGCCAAAGGACCAATCCATCCTAGACAATTAGCCGCCCTTCGTGAAATTTCCCGAGCATTAAGAGCAGGAGACGGGGAAAGGGCAGGAATGCTTATCGGTTATTATGCCTCCACACAGGGAAGAAAAGCAAAGGCTGTACCATTTGCCATCCGTACAACCATGCCCTACGGATTTGAGCTAACCTCACAGGGTAACATCATGGTCCGCCTGCATGATGTCGATCAGATACAAAAGAATCTAAAATTCCTCAAAGGCGAGAAACAACCCAAAAAATTACCCAATGAACTTGTCGGAATGTACGATGAACTATTCGGAAACGACAATGCCGTTTGGGACGCATTTGCTCTGTATAGGCAGAACACGGCCAACGGCATTGACGGCAGAACAGGACTAGATGCCGATCCAGTTATCGCAAATAAGAAGTTAAACTTTCTAAATGCATTGCATGGAGGGATCACCAAGTCTCAAGTCGCTATGAATCCAGTTCTCAATGCAATCGGATATCAGATGGCAGGGATAAATAAAAAGAACAATCCATTTGGTCCAGCCACAAAGACATTCCGATTAGATCGAGTATTTAATGCAGAACGATCAGGGAGAGCATCGCCCGTAAACGAGCAAAGAGTAATTAACTTGATGTCTCCACAAGGACAGAAACTTTATACTCCCGCCTACCACGGCACACCGCACACCCTAGCCCCCGAAGCGGGCGCACCCTTCGGCAGATTCAGAACATCGAAGATTGGAACAGGCGAGGGCGCACAGGCTTATGGGCATGGGCTTTACTTTGCGGGTAGAAAAGAAGTGGCTCAATGGTATTTTGAAAACTTAAATAGGGAATACCTTTACGATGGTAAAGAATTTGATCCCTCAAATCCACGGCATGATGCCGCTAAAATTGTAGCCAAGCATAAAATGGATGAAATGGCGGCTTTAGATGAGTTGGAACAGAGATTATATTTAAGTGAGAACAATCCATATCTTGAAAAATTATACGATATTGTAGGTACTGGAAAATATGCTGAAATTTCACCTAAAGGTACAGTATACAAAGTCGAACTCGCCCCCAAGGAGAACGAGTATCTGCTTTATGATAAGACTTTAGGCGAACAGCCCAAAGGGGTACAGGATAAGCTCAAGAAGTTCCTACGGGAACAGGAGGGTGAGGATACTTGGCAATATCGACAAGAACAGGATTATCGGGATATCACCAATAATGTACTCGATGATATGCCCGAGCCTGAAATCTCTAGGCGATTAAAAGAAGCCGGCATACCAGGCATCAAATACCTCGATGGAGCATCCCGATCCAAGGGCGAGGGCGATTACAATTATGTAATCTTCGATGAAGCCGATGTCACGGTGACCGAGAAACTCTTCATGCCTCAGATGGCAATGAAGAATGATCCATCCGTTAAATATCATTACGACACACAAACAATGGATCGACCTCCAGTTAAAGATGTATCGGCTTTATCAGGTGAAAGACTTGCTGGAGTTTTGGAGGCAGACAGACATGATGCTAGAGGAGGCAGAATGGCGGGTCCAGCTCATCCTTTTCTAAAAAGTAACCAAGCAACTGCAACAGTTGACGGAATAAAGTGGAAGCCAGTATGGGCAAACATGAAATATCAGTTTGTAAAAACTCAAATTGGTAAACAAATGAAAAGCACTAATGGATACAACTTAGTGGCAATAATGGATGAGTTTGCTCACAGATCTAATAGAGATGTTTTTACACGGATGATGAAAAAAATACAATCCGCAAGTAAGAAAATGACTCCCGAGCAAAAGCTAGTAACAGCTCAGATAATTAATATATTTGATATACGATACACCCCAAAGAAAGAACGGGGAAATAAACTAAAGGAGTCTATGCTGTCATTTGTTTCAGACTTAGGCACTGCTAAAAGTCAGGCCACCCGAAACAATATGGAAGGATTCAATAAGTTGTTAAAGAAATCTGTCGATAAGGTTAAAAGTAATTCATGGTGGGATAGTCAAAGTATAAAAAGTAATTCTAAGGATTTTAGAAAGTATACAAAAGATATGACTTTTAATAAGAGAGGAGCTATCTTAAAAGCATTAGAAGGATTGCCTTGGCTACCTGATATTCAGAAGTTTTTAAAATCTGAAATGGATTTTGAAGGTGCGCCTACAGACAAGGCAGTGTTAGCAGTACAGCTTAGTAAACATAAACTTAATTCGGATGAAAGAGTATTTGCAATTTATACTGGTAAAGATCCTGATCAAGCTAGGTGGATGACTAAAAATGAAAGGGAGGTACTTCGCCAACTAAGGGCAGACCCTAACTTTAGGGAACATCCTTCATATGATTGGATGATGCTCGGGAAGGCTGATTCTGATAATTTCTACCTTGATAAACCAGTCAATTTAGATAAACTTATACCTACCTATCGAAAAGACCACAAGAGGTCTAAAACACAAGAATATAAAGCACAATTGAGCAAGACAAAGAACTATTTATCTAAGACCCCAAAATCAAAAGGTTTTTTGTTTTCAGGTAAAGGTGATAAGGCCGATACTGCATTCTTAAAAACATTCTCGGAGACAAAATCTAAAAAGGCTGGAATAGATAATGTCTTTAAGGGAAAAGAAAGGCTTGTCGTTGGGGCGATGAAACGAAACGCAAAAGTGCCAATAATAATCCCATGAGCTACAAGAAATACCCAAAGGCAATAATTTACACTGAAGGTAATGAAGAATTTGAAGGGCATGAACAAGTTGTCATCGATGACTTCTCCTTGTGGTACGATCCTGAATTTGTAGATTTCGATGAAGCTCAGGGCGTGGGGTTTCTTCTGCAAGACGGAGATACTGAAGCATTTTGGGACGAGGTTTACACTCTACCTAAAGCAAAAAAGTAATTACCCGCCAAGCACCCGCTATGCCTGGTAATCGCTTCATGGCTCCCGCCGTAAGTGCAGGTGCTAAATCTGCCGAGCGATTTCGGTAGAATAATACAACCGTATTCGGCTAAATTCAGTTAATTCCGCAAGCAAACCCTTGCGTTGTGATAGGCATATTATTTGCCATTTCTTGCCACTTTAGTCTTGTAAGTGTTAATAAGTGTGCCAAAATTGACGCAAGCACTAGCGAAAGGATATTATGAAAAAAGGTAAGAAAAGATGGGTTAATGACCTGGCGGTAACATTGTACTATCAGGGTGAAAGCCGTAAGTGTTTTGGTTACGATATGAGACATTTAATGACTCGAGTGCCCGAAGCTATCCAACGGACATGGAAATTACGAGCTAATATGAATATCGACCAACTCCGCCAAGTTAGTCATAATGAGTGGAATGGACATACTATTTCATTATGCGGGCAGCGGGTCAATTATGTCATTATCGACCGTAAAGACAGGATTAAAGAGGCGGCCATGCTCCTTGGGCAGATCGGCGGACAAGCAGGGACTGGCAAGAAAAAAGTTCGTGGTGACTCGAATTATTACCGAGTTTTACGAATGAAGGGTGTGGAAAAAAGTAAACAAAAGATGCGGAAAAACAACAATTAAGGAAAGTATGAATAAATTTAATGCAACTTTTTACACTTATTTCATCTTTTTATTGACAAGATATACAAAGGTTGATTTAAAGCGGTATAGATCAGTAATTGATAGGCTGACTTCGTTCTTTAGACATACATTTCATAACAACAACCGGCGGGAGTTGTGCATTTCGGATTCGCACAATATGCATTATCTTCTTCAGAGGACATTTTTGGGCAATAAGTAGCACTTAATTTTTTCCTGCCGGTGATTATTCACACTAACCGGCAATGGAAAAACTATTAGATCAATACCACCCAATACTATTAAAAAAATCGGAAGTCAAAGAAATCTTCCGATTAGGTTCTGACCGTTCTCTCAGAAACTTCAAAATAGAGTTTGGCCTCCGTAAGAGGGGCCAGCTTTACCTCGCCAAGGATGTCAGGCGGGCGATTCAAGAGATGGAAATGGCGGCATGAAGCTTACCATCGGAATAGATCCAGGCAAGTCAGGCGGGTACGCAATCGCTTGGGGCGGGATGCACAGTATTAACCTGCATACCCTTGGGGAGGACTTCGAATTTGTTGAACATATTCAGGACTTAAAAGACCACCCCGATGTCACAGGAATTGAGGCAGTGGTCGAATTGGTCCCTCCGTTTGCCGGCAAGATGATACCAAGTGCTGCAAGCTTTAAGCTTGGATTCTCATGTGGTTTTTTGCATGGCGTTCTTCGAATGGCCGAAATTCCTTTTACCCTTGTCCGACCACAGGATTGGCAGAAAGGACTGAGTGGACTCCAAAGCTTAACATCGGGCAAACGCAAAAAGGTTTTAGCGAACCATGCCAAGCGATTCTTTCCATCGACTAAAGGTATTACTTTAAAAACGGCGGATGCCATTCTGATCCTCCGGCACTTTCTTATAAACAAATAATGGGCCTCCACCCGTAAAAATGGAGATAGAAGATAAATAACTATGGCAATACTAACACAAACACTTAGCGGAGGAGACGGACCGATCACAGGTTGGCCTCTTGAACTCTGCAGACCAGGGCAGTATCTCGCGATATGCCTAGATGTCAAAGATACCTTTGGCATAACTCGTCCTAAATACGATAATCCTGGAGAACTAGAAACCTTGGATGCTTGTCGGTTCCTTTTCGGAACACAGGATGGACAAATGGTTCAAACTGGTGAGATGAAAATCTCAGCTCATGAGAAGAGTAAACTGACAGGCGTACTGACATCATGGTTAGGATCAGCACCTGGTGCAGGATTCGATACTGAATCACTTCGCGGTAAGGGATGCATGATAAATGTATTGGAGAAAACCTCACAGAAGGGCAGAACTTACTCCGATATTACTTCGGTAACCCCAGTAATGGCAGGAATGGAGGCACAGGTTCCACAGGCTTCACAGTTCAACATTCCAGGCGGATCACCTGCACCTGCACCGGCTCCTGCACCTGCACCGGCTCCTGCTCCTGCACCGGCTCCTGCTCCTGCTGTTGTACAGCAAACCGTACAACCTGCACCCGCACAACCTGCCCCACAGGCAACCACTACAGTAACAGTCGAGCAACCTCAGGCAGTTCAGCCGGCACCGGCACAAACTCAAATGTTTAGTCAACCATCTTCAGGACAGAGCGTTCCGTTCTGATCATCGTATACAACACATGGGGGGTGGTCGGTTTTTATAATTTTCCGCCGATCACTCCCCACTACCCCCCAAATAACATGAACCCAATAATACTTTTAATAATAGGATGGCTCGCAGTAGTCATCGATATTCTAACATGAAATTAAATTTTCTAAGCATTATAGAAATAACTGCTCGAGTCTGCGGTACTACTCCCCGAGACATTTTGGGAAGGCGGAAGATGGGAAAGGTTGCGACAGCCCGACAAATCAGTTTTTGGTTTGCTCGGCGAGGCAGGACATACATGGCAATGGCCAAAATGTTCAACCGGCATCACGCGACCGGAATTCACGCTGTAAAAACCGTGAATAATCGATTGTCAGTCGGAGATCCCGAAACGACTCGAGTGGTCGAGGAAGTGGAAAGGGAACTGGCTAAGACATGATTTATATTAAGCGAACCATCCACCTGGTATACTTTTTATACCGATGCGGGAAGGAGGTAATCCGTGGCTATTCTACAAGCAAAACCTAAGCGAGGGGGAGGGGGCCATTGGTACACCCGAGAGGGAAAGGCGATGCATACAGTGCCCTTGGCAAAGGGTGATGGGGAACGAAATACCACTCTCCGAGATGCCAAGAAGCATGGGCTATTTCCATCGGTTACAACCCTGCTCGGCCTGTTTGCGAAACCAGGGTTAGAGCGATGGAAGCAGGACCAATTACTTCGCATAGCATTTAATAATCCGGCGAAGCTTGATGAAAGTTTTGAAGGATATGCAGACCGATGCTTAGTTGAGCATGAGAAACCTGTTGAAGAAGCGGCAGACTTCGGGACCAAAGTCCACGATGCGATTGAGGCTTATTGGAAGGGCGAGCATATCCCTGATGAGTTATTGGAATACATCCAACCCGCACTTAATTGGAAGCAGGAAAATCATCTTACCTTCATCGACTTCGAGAAACTTCTCGTTAACATACAGCATGGCTATGCTGGAACAGTAGATATTGCAGGCCGTGGGAAAGACAATCAGATGTTCATTCTTGATTGGAAAACTCGTAAGACTCAAAAGGGAAAAAAGGTAACCGCATATGATTTTCAGATTCATCAGATTGCGGCATATGCCGCGGCATACTGGGGCGAAGATAAAGTATTGAACCATGAAGTGCATGGAGCAAATGCCTTCATATCTAGTACCGAGAAAGGTCGCTTTGAAGTTATTCGCTACAGCCCCGAAGACCTAGCCAAAGCATGGGTCGATTTCACCGCCCTCTGCCAGCTTTGGCGGAGTCTGAAGAACTACGATCCTCGAAATCATGGGTCCTGATAATTGGGGGCATGAGAAAGTGGTTCGTAGAAAAACGGAAACAGAGTTCCCAAATTACGAGCAAATGACAAAGGCGTGGTTACACTTTTGGTCGAAGAATAAATTGGCGGTGGATGAGAATGGACGGAAGTACCGGACCAATATTCCTCGGGAAATGCCAGTTGTGCGGGACTTTGATATTAAGAACAGGGGGTTTGGGAATGGCTAAGTTTATCAGCTTATTCGCTGGGGTTGGTGGATTCGATTTAGGCATGGAACAGGCGGGGCATGAATGTGTTGCCCAAGTGGAGTGGGACAAGAATGCGGCGGGTGTATTAAAGCACAGATGGCCGAATGTTCCCCTGTTCTGCGATGTATCGAAAGTATCGGCGGATGATCTGCCCGATGCGGATTTTATAACATACGGATTTCCATGCCAGGACTTGAGCGTGGCCGGTAAAAGAAAGGGATTAGATGGAAAAAGATCAGGATTATTTTGGGAGGCAACTAGACTTATTCGGGAACTGCGAACCCGAGGATGCCGGTTGGAGTATGCGATTGGAGAAAATGTTGCCGGCTTGTTCAGCGCAGATGATGGTCTCGCTTTTGCAAGGTGCATCCGAGAGCTACTCGACTGCGGGGCTTGTGAAACAGGATGGAGGTTACTCGACAGCCAGTATTTCGGTGTGGCCCAAAGACGGAAGCGCGTGTTCATTGTCTCAGATTTTGGAGGCGAATCCGTTGACGAAATACTCGCTATCACCGAGAGCTTGCCAGGGCATCCTGCGCCGAGCAGAGAAGCGGGGGAAGGAACTGCCGGAGATGCTACAGAAAGCGTTGGAGAGGGTGGCCGAGGCTACCGAATGACTGCATTTGGAGAATATCAAGATGACGAGACTGCGAGTTGCATGAAGTCCAGAGACTATAAGGATGCAACCGATTTAATTGCCCAAGGTGCGGACTCAGGAATTATTGATAGGGCGGCATTTAACCAAGGTGTAAACGCAAAATATGACCCTTTCATAGGAAATACAGAATGTTGCCCTTCGATAGTTTCAAGGGGGCCTCATGCAACTTTTCATAAACCACAAGAACCTTCAGTAGTCTCATGGAACGGAGATATAACCCCCAAGGCTTCCGAGGATGTATCGGTAACTCTGCGTAGCCAGCAAGGCGGGGAAGGCGTGGGGGTGGCTACCTATGAATGGCACAACCAAGATAGTAGGATAAGGGAGCAGCAACAAGCATCCACCCTTTCATGCAATGCAGGAGGTAAGGAAGGTAATCTTGTCCGAGAAAACCTAACAGTCCGCCGATTGACTCCAATCGAATGCGAGAGGTTACAAGGATTCCCCGATAATTGGACATCGGTAAAGATGGAACTGATCCTTGAGGGGAACGAGTGGAAGGCTACCGGCAAGGTGGTCAAACAGGCGGATGGACCTAGATACCGCCAGCAAGGCAACGCAGTTACTGTCAATGTGGCTGAGTGGATAGGGAAACAGATTGGAAAGGTATTAGACAAATGATCGATCCATACGACCAATGGCTCTCATCGCCTTACTGCGATTACGATGATGATGATGGGCTGACTGATGAAGAACGGGAGGCTCTAATCGAGGAGGCCGCCATAAATAAATACGAATCAAATCAACCTGATTATGATGGAAATTAAAATGGGACTGGGGCTTCCCCGAGGGGAAAAGATAATTTTAAAGATGGGAGCAAGACAGGCGGACATTTGGCTCGACCATGATGAAATGGCCTGGCGGGTAAAGATCGACAGGGATCTTCCTGAGACCACTTATCCGCACCTTGAGAATGCGATCCTGTCCGCACAAACACTTCTAAGGGTAGTCGCATGATCGTAGCATTTGATTTAGAAACCTATTGGACCAAGCGATACTCGGTAGCCAAGATCGGACTCGACCGATATGTCAAGCATCCTGACTTCAGAGTCACCCTGGTATCCATTGTAACGGAGGATGGATTTGAATGGGTAGGGGAGCCACAGAACTTGCCGGTCGAGCGATTAAATGGACATACCCTTATCTCCCATAATGCTGAGTTTGATTCGGTCTGTGCTCGAGCCGCAATCTTTAAGGGACAGATGCCCGAGTTTATGCCAGCGGATTGGCTTTGTACAGCAGACATGGCATCGTACCACCAATTACCCCGATCCCTTGCCGGTGCAGTCAAGGAACTATTCAACGAGGAACTTTCCAAGGATGCCCGTGAGCAGATGGCAGGGTTATCGGTTGAGGAGATTCAATCGAATCAGGCATTTATAAACTATGCCCTCGAGGACAGCCGAGCCTGTTTGCGGGTATATCAGGAACTGGATACCGGCTTTCCCGAAAAGGAGAGATTACTGTCATCTTTGACCCGCCGAATTGCATCCCGTGGATTGGCGATAGATGGCCCGCTCTGTCAGCAGTTCCTTGATAAGACAGAAAAGATTTTGGACGAAGTCCCGAAACAAACAACTGAATGGCGGAAGGCTAATTTGGCCAACCAAACATTCGAAAAACTACTGATGGGTCAACGATCCGACCGGCGGGTTCCTACCCGATTAAAATACTGTGGTGCTCCTCACACTAAACGATGGAGCGGTGGAGGTGTGATTAATTTCCAGGCGATCCCAAATGATGGAATCGGTGATATCTCCGCAAGACAATGCCTCAAGGCTCCCGCCGGTCGGGTCTTGGTCTCAGCAGACCTATCTCAGATAGAACCGCGCGTAATTGCGTACCTAGTGGGCGATCTAGATTTCCTTGGATTAGTCAGGGGAGGAATCGATATCTACGAGGCTCATGGACGAGCATCCAAACTCTATAAAGAGGATGAACCGATGGCCGAGCTTGCCCCTGAGATGAGAAAGCTGTGCAAGGCAAGACTGCTGGGCTTAGGCTATGGATGCGGGCCTAAGAAATTCCTAGAAGTCGCAAAATCATTCGGCGTAAATATGACCGAAAGTGAAGCCTCAGAACAGGTCATATTGTACAGAGCACAGAATCCTGATGTTATGCTCGCTTGGTCAAAGATGGAGGACCAATTCAGAGAATGGATGAAGGAGACTCCTGAATGTATTACCTTTGAAACACGATGCGGTGTGCCTATCCGATACTTTAATGCCCATGAGCAGAACGGGGATCTCTATGCTTCGACTACACGAGGATATGAGCCGGTCAAACTGTACGGGGCAAGACTCTTTCAGAACTTAGTTCAGGCAACCGCACGATCCATATTCGCCGATGCCCTTATCCGTATCGAGGCCGCCGGCTTGCCCGTCTGTCTCCATGTCCACGATTCAATCTGCCTCGAGGTCGGCGTGGACGAGGGACAGGCGGCACTAGACCTTTTACTACAACTACTAACCCAAGAATCTCCAAACTACCAGGGCTTACCCTTGGCGGCAGAAGGGGAGATTAAAAACCACTACTGATATGATACAAGAAATAATACTAACAAATGAACAATTAATGTCACAGTTCAGAGAAGCAATCACCACAGGCATTAATGGCTTTGTACGAGCGGGAGAAATATATGTCCAAGCAATAGATCAGGACTCGACAAATGCAGAAAGAATGCAACTTGAGTTTAGCGATATTGTACCATCAAAAGCATGGAAACAATTTGAGGCCATTGGCAGAAAGTGGATGCATCCTAAGTTAATTCTTGGCGGAATGTCAGATGCCAAAAAGACTAATATTGTTAAGCGTTTACCCTACAGTTTGCAGAATCGCGTCTTCGAGGGGGAGAAATTTGAACTTCTTATTTCCGGCGGAGATGTTTTAGAGGTTAACGCTCTTGACGCAAGCACTGAGCAAGTAACGCAATTATTTGGAGAGGGAAATTTAAGAACTTTACGGGAACAAAAAGCTTACATCGAAAATAGTAAGTTGCAGGAGGATCTAAAGCCACAGGAACTACCGTATTATGTGCAAAAAGGTAAAATCATATTTCGTAAGAATACGGAACTAACAAGGGCGGAGATGAAACAATTACTGACTCAACTGTGAGATCCGAGCGCAATAGACGCAACTGTAGAGATAGAAGACATTACGATAGGACTTATAGAAAGTTTTATGGTTTTGTATATCGACTACAAAATAATTGTTTAAAAAAACATGAGAGGCAAGTTTTGCGATACCAATTAAGTAGCACATGGCTAAAGTGTCCTTATGATCCATTGGTTTATATCTCTCAAGAAGACATAGACCGGCATTTCAAAAACAGCTTGTGGGAAAAGGATGACTATCCATTTAATTGTATTGAGGTAATTGTAGATGATCCATTTGCGTGTCCGTATACAGGACATGGAGCAGTACGCCACCAAGCGTGGGTAATAAGGAAGCCAGGTTATTACCGAGTTAGTGTTTCATTCAGTACAATACAAAAATCCAACTCAATGCGAACACATTACACAATGAAACATTATAGGGGTATGCCATATTTCAATTATGATAATGATAGATGCCATAATAATTATGTCTCTAGGGCATTTCATAAAGTTCTAGATTTCTACAGTCATATGGAACGCCAGATTCATAATGAAATTTGGCTCACCCAACAAACAAAAATCGAAACTTACAATCGACTGAAAAATAAACAAATTATGCGAAAATTTATGGAAAGAGAGCAGTTAAGAAAAAGAGAAAAAAGAGTTAGGGGAGTAATCATTACTCAAGAAACAAAATCATTTTTTCAAGCATTGGCGATAGGTTCAATATTTAAGAAAGAGGCGGCCTAATGAAACTCCACCCAATATATTACATCCTTTTCGGCATGGCGGTACTCATGTTCGCATACACCGTATTATCCTTTGCATTGGCGATTCTATGACCTACCCAGCACCTAAGATAATCGGCCTTTGCGGTCCCAAGGGTGTAGGTAAAACGACCTACGCCAAATCATTCGAGGGAGCCGCCATTCTGTCATTCGCCACGCCCATAAAGGAGATGCTCAAGGTAATCCTACCGCATCCCGCTTGGCTGGAGAAAAAAGAGGAACCGATACCAGGCTTCCCCGATGGAATAACTGTCAGGCGGATGCTACAGGAGTTGGGAACCTCCTTTGGCAGGGAAACTATTTACCCCAATCTATGGGTCGATGTTGCCATGCGAAAGGCCGAGGATCACTTGGGCAAGCGATTAGTCATATTCGATGACATTCGCTTCCCTAACGAAGCATGGGCGATTAAACGATTGGGCAACAGGCATGAAATCCTAACGCAGATTGTACATATTTCAAGGAAGGGCCATGAGCCTGACGAGAATGATCTCCATGTCTCAGAGGCGGGACTTCCAAAGTATTTTATCGATAAGTGGGTAACGGTGGATGGCGAAGGAGAAGAGACAGAATAACTCCGTCCGTAAGATGGCAACCGATGCGAAGCTGAAACAAATGCTTCGCTCGGTCCCATCAGATCATGCCGGATTTACTCAGCATGAAATCGCTCAGAAGGTTGGCGTTGCCAAGCAGACAATTTCCAGGATCGAAAGAGGGGCGATGATGAAAATCACTGAGCAGATCGCCAAATACCTAACCGACTAATGGCTACCCTAAAAGGAGATCTTCGCAGATGCCTCGAGAATCTGCCAGCAGGTACACTGTCTCACCATGATATCATCCTACGACTCGCCCTAGTGGTGACCAGGTACACGAATGATTGTAATGAGGCGGAACGGGCAGTCTTATCACTTCTTGAAGATGTGCCACATCGCCCTAATCAAACCTTTGAGGTCAGGAACGCTGTTAAGGGAGCCTACGACCGCCACAATAGTCCTCACATACCCTCCAACCCGATCAAGGTCACTCAGCCCGATCCATCCCTCAAGGAACAGAATCTAGGCGAAGCAGGGCTATTCGAGAAATACACCATTAAGTCAGACCCCATTCCAATGAATGCCGGCGAAGCGGTCAGCAAACTCTTCGATCCATCCGAGTATATATTCATACAGCGTCAAGTGGCCGAGAAGGGAGCACTCCTACCCGTATCCGATTGGATCGCCCAACCCGACCTCTCCCAATACCAGTTTATAACATATAACACTTTCCCTGCCCAAGCGACCAACCGGTCAGAGGCACAGGTGCTCGGTCGGAAATATCTGCTACACGAAACAGATGATCCATCCCTGACCTTCGAGCAACAGCTTGGCCTGATCAAACGACTTGAGAATGAGGCGGAACTCAAGATGATCGTTAACTCAGGAGGTAAGTCCCTCCATGCATGGTTCAAGTGGACCCCAGGTAACAAGAAGGCATTCCTCGAGTTATCCCAAAAACTGGGAGGAGATCCACGATTTAAACTTATGAACCAACTTTGCCGGCTACCCTGGGGAACCCGCCGCAAAGAGGCTAACCTGCCAGCCGCCCAACCGATCATCTATTGGAAGGATTAAATGATCCACAAATTCTTCCTCAAGAAAAAGATCGCCCGACGATTTATTAATCTAGGCGTTCCATTGGCTGAAGCCTGTGAATTTGCCGACGCAATGGATGATACCAAATCCGTCCTGATTATCCGCGACTCCAAAACTTTTAAACCCGACATTATAATTCTAATTAAAACAAAACACTATGGCTAATAGAGAAGACTACCTAAACCCCAAGACATTGGCGAAAGCCGATAAACTCGATAAATACCTAGCCTCACTAGGCAAGATCGATTATTCATCCTATACCGATAATCACACTGAACAGGAGGAACCGCCCACATCGTATTCCATTGCTATCGATGACCCGCTACCTCCGCCCAAGTTCCTATCCCTCGAGCAGATGATGACCCATAACACCGATCCCATGCCCAAGCAGGTGATCGAGGGTGTCCTCCACAAAGGCTCCAAAATGATTATCTCAGGCTCCTCGAAGGCAGGTAAAACCTTATCCCTCCTACACCTCGGCCTAGCCGCCGCCAACGGATCAACCTGGTTAGGCCATCGCACAACAACCTCCAAAGTCATCTACCTAGACTTTGAACTTAAGAAACGCATTGCCGCCCGCCGGATAGCCGAGATGGTCAATGCGAATGACCAGTATGACCCCAAGAACCAAAACTTTATGTACTGCTCCCTCCGAGGCCAATCCCGTACCCTCGAAGACCTCGTCTACCACATCGAAGACCTCGAGGACCACCGCCCCGACCTCGTAATTGTCGATCCATTCTATAAGCTCGCAACTGGAGCAGATGAAAACGATGCCGGTGCAATAGGGGAAATTGTCAACCGTATGGAAAAGTTCTCCGAAAGACTCGACTGTTCATTCGTCTATGCCCATCACTTCTCAAAAGGAAACAAGTCTGACACGGACCATATTGACAGGGCATCAGGGTCAGGCGTGTTTGCCCGCGATCCCGATGCCATCCTTACCCTGACCCCTCACGAAGAGGAAAATCACCTCGTCCTCGAGGCTACCCTGCGAGACTTCCCAACCCCTCCCACTCAAGTGGTTGAATTCTCATGGCCGAACTTTATCCATAAGCCCGATATGGAACCCAAACTTCGAAAGCCAGGTCAGACAATTGAGAGTAAAAGGCTAAACGATAAATTATCCGATTCCCTCATCGAAATACTCAAACCTCATTCGATTATTGGTTTAAATAACCTACGATTGAAGCTTGAGAAGAAAACAGGCGAGGATGTTTCACGAGATAAACTGGTAAATCTAATCAAAAAGAGCCGAAATGTTAGTGTATTAAAGACCGAAAAAGGTAAAGAAAACATTTACTCTTATAGCGAATAATGCTGTCTCAACTCTGTCTCAAAAGTAGTAGTGGTGGCCTATATATAAAACCCACCACTACTAGTGCTAAAAGGCTAGAGGTAGTAGTTGCCCGCCCTGCCGGGCACAACTACTACACTTGCCTAGCCGTAAAAGCGACCACTAGTCAGATTAAACCATCTTTAAGCATAGATCGATTACCCTCACTCGGAAAAGAGAATATACAGGTAAGAACCCTATGATCGAAAAAGGCTTCACTCGGACAAAAGAATATACAGGTAGGAACCCTGTGCTCGTAAAAGGCTTTGATCGGGTGAATGGGAGTCAGAGGACTCGCTGGAACACCCAAGCGCTTCCTAGGCTACCCTATGAGCCTTTAAACGCTATTCCTGTTAATTACCCTTCAGTGCTTTATCAGCTAACTCGTCAACCACTTGACCTACTGATAACTTCTTAGCCTGTCCGTATGACACTGCCAACCTGCCAAGCGTATAACCTGCTGACACTGCCAAGTATTCTGACACTGCCAACCTGCCAAGCTGGCAAGCGTATAACCTACTGACACTGCCAACCTGCCAAGCTGGCAAGCGTATAACCTACTGACACTGCCAACCTGCCAAGCTGGCAATCCAAGGATTGGCGGTCAGGCGGTCAGGCGGAGCGCGATCTGTATCAATGCGAACATTGTGTCTAGTATCA